GTTCAGGCTGAAACAGGTAATATTAAGTCTGTTTATGATTCAAATAATGCGTTTTTCTTAATTAATTTCCCAACTGTTGGAGTGGTTTATTGCTTTGATACTAAATACCCTTTAGAAGATGGCAGTTATAGGACAACTACCTGGACTTCAATGGACCCGTTAAGTTTTGTTGTAACTGACGCAGACGCTTTATATATAGGTGTAGCCACTGGAATAGCCGAATACACAAGCTATACAGACAATGCCGCAGGTTTTTCTCTACAATATTTTTCGCACCCTTTAAGCTTTGGAGATTCTTCAAGGTTAAAATTTTTAAAGAAGGTTAATGTAACTACCTTTAATGGGGCTAATGCTAACGTAACTCTTAACTGGGCTTATGATTACGAAGGAAATTATCAATCTCAAGTTTATACTTTGGCTGGATTTAGTTCTGGTCAGTATAATATTAGCGAATACAATACAACGGCTGAATATGCTTCCTCTGGATCGCTTATTAATACAGAAAAAATTAATACTGGGGGCAGCGGAAGCCTTGTTACTGTAGGGCTAACAACCAATGTAAGTGGAAATGAAATAGCTTTTCAAGAATTAAACGTACATTCCCTAATAGGGAGGATAAATTAAGTGTCAAATTATACGATAGTGACGAATTTCGGGGCTAAAGACTCTTTGCCGTCTGGAAACGCCAATAAAATTATTAAAGGCTCAGAGTTCACTACAGAATTTACTGCTGTACAAACTGCGGTTAATTCTAAAGGTAATACTGCATCTCCTACCTTTACTGGAACGGTAACGGCTGCTGCCCTAACGGTAAGCGGTGCGTTTTCAGTAGGGACTATTGATGGAGGGACTTACTAATGGAATGGTGGGAACAATTACTTCAAAAAGGCACTGGTTTCGTTGACAAGTATGGCACATTAATTGGCGCGGCTGGTCAATTAGCTTCGACTGAAAGCGCAGTTAAAGACCTTGAGGGCATGGGAAAAGATGCCAAGGAATTTATAGGCTTTCCAGGCGATACTGATCTTTACAACACAATAGCAGGGACTACTACGTTTAAGCCCTTTGGAGTTACTGGTCTCCCTATGGGGTCTGTACAAACAGACGCGCAGGGTGGAGCGAATTTTGCATTAAGTGACGAACAAACAGCTTTGGCAAAGTCATTAAGAACAGGAGGTTCTAGCTTAATAGATGCAGTTTTAGGAAGAGGTCAATACGGAACATTTGATCCTGCTACTGGTCAATACACAGATGATATGCGTTCTGAGCAAGCAGATTTAATGAGATTGCTTGAAGTAGGCGATAAAAACGCTTTAGGTCAAACTTATAGAGATTTGCAACAACAAAACTATATGACCCAATTAGCAGACCCTTTTTCTGCTGCTAACTTGGCGGAAGCTGAACAGACTGCGTATGACAGAATGAGGGCAATAAGAACCCCTGAAGAAGAAAGAGCGCAAATAGGACTAAATCAATCTTTAATTGGTCAAGGAAGGCAAGGTCTACAGACGGCTCAATATGGCGGCTCTCCTGAACAATTTGCATTAAGTAAAGCTATTGAGGAACAAAAAGCCTCTGATGCTCTAGCGGCTATGGGAATGGCTAGGCAAGATGCACAAAGTCTAGCTAATCAAAGAGCTTTGGCAATGGGTGAAGCTAGAACAGATCAAACATTGAGAAGCCAGCAAAGACTTAGTGCTCTAGGTCAGCAAGCCTTAGAAAAAGAACTAGGAGCTAACATAGCTGGTAGTTTTCTAACTCAATCATACGCGCCACAAACTGCGCTAATACAAGCCATGCAACCTTCTATTGATTTGGCTAATATCTCTACTGCTGCTAGAAGAGACTTAGGTGGTCAAACAATGAACTTAGGCCAGAGTTATCTTGATTACGACTTAGGTACTAGGGGAGCGGCAACTAATCTTAGAAACCAAACTTTACAAGGATTGTTTGATTTGTTGATAGCTAAAGAAGCGGGAAGTGCTACTAGGGATGCTGCTGCAACTAATGCGGGGAGCGTAAATAGTGGTGATATTATTGGAGATTTGATTTATGCCGCTCAATCGGCAGGAAGCCCATAAATAGAGAATAAATTATGCCACTTACAGACATAGCTGCACTATTTAGCGATATTGTTGAAACTCCTCAACAAAGACAACAAAGACTATTAGCCGAAGGTCAAGCCTCTGCTGGTCAATTTACCGGATTACCTACAGGTATCAGGGAATTAGCTATGGGTATTAGTTCTAATATCCCTAGAAATGTAGAAGCTGTTAGAAGGTTTGGGGTTCAAGCAGGGCTTCCTATGGAAACGCAGGGAGAACAACTGCAAGGAGCAATGGCTAATTTTGACATTGACGATTCTAATAGCCGAATGGCCGTATTAAATCAGTTAAAAGGTATAGACCCTATGAGGGCTGTAGCTTTTGGAGAAATGTTAAAAGAAAGGGACGCTCAACAAGCAGCAGCAAAAGAAGCATCAAGGCTAACTACATTGCAAATAGAGAATGAAGTAGCAACTCAGCAAGCTAGAAGAGATCAAGAAGCCCATGAAAGAACTCAAGCTCTAGCAGCGCAAACAGAAACAGCAGCGCGTAGACAGTCTATGATTATGATGGCAAATTCTTCTTCGCACTTAAATCCAGCAGAAGTAGTTAGTATTAATAATTTTGTTAATGGCGGTGGTTATGACGATAACGCAGATGGATTTTTTGCAATGGTTATGCCCGACAGTGATTGGAAAAAAGTAGAAGATGGAGATAATTGGTATGATTCAGTTAATGGAGAGTGGCTGATTCCTCCTGCCGACCAAGCCAGAGGAAATCGAGGGGCGGTTAATGTTTTTGAGCGATATGGCATAAGTGCTGTTAGAGATGATCCAGGCTCAATGGCAAGGTTAAACACCAGAATTGCAGAAATTAATAATATGCAAGATTTAACTCCTGTAGAAAGATTTGCTTTGGAAGAAGAGGCTGTAAATACTATTATTTTGCCTAGATATGACAACGAAAAATGGGAGGAGTACCCTGATTGGGATGAAAACGGAGATGAGATAATAGATGAAGACGGAAACATAGTGATGAAATGGTTTTCTGTTCCTAGCACTAGTGATGACGTACGGGAAACCTATAAAGAGCTTGATTCTATAAATTCTAGGAACAGAACTCTATCTACTCATGCTGAAAATGGGCTTGGTGCTATTGGAAGAATTGAGGATGACTTAGCTCAAGCAGAAGCGAACGGAGAACAAATTGTAGGAAGCGTTTGGGATGTACTACAGTCTCTATACCCAGGAAGTCATGGAGAATATGAATTAGCTTCAGAGATAGATAACCTTAAAGCGATTCTTGGTTTAACTGGTCTTGCTGAAGCAAGGCAAGGGTCGGCAAGTGGGGCTTCCGGTTTTGGTCAATTAACAGAGTCAGAAATGAGGATTTTACAAGACAGGATAGCTTCTCTTAGGCAGGGAGGCAGTATTGAGAAATTTAAAGAGGATTTAGGAATTATTAAAAGGGAGCTACAAAAACAGAGGCGCATTGGTAGCGTTGTTTTAGAATATGCCGAGTATGTTGGCACAAGACCAAGACCTAAACCGCCTCAACGGATTGACATTCCTCCCCCTTCAGCAGGTGCTTAATTATGGCTGATACAACACAAGTAGAAATCCCAGACGGAAGAATAATTGATGCTCCAACAAGAGCAGTCAAATTATACAATGATGGCGATACAGCCGCGCTTACTGCTTTTATCTCTCAATACTACAAAGACAACCCTGCCCCAAGTTCTAGTACAGCCCCAAGCTCTTCAGCTAGAGATGTAAGTGCTCTTGATAGGGTCGGTGAGGGTGTAAGTGCATTTAATCGCAATATGCTTGGATTAGCAGATATAGCCACTTCACCAGTTCAATATCCTGTAGAAGCAATTAGGCAAGGAACTTTATCCCCACAAGGACAAGGATTTTTTAGCTCACTAGCTACAGAAAAAGGAGCTTTTGCAGGAGATAATTTTTTGGGAAATGTGGCTGCTGGCATGGGAGATATGACAGCATACATGATTCCCACTGGGGCTGGATTTAGGCTAACGGCTAAAGCATTAACTGAGA